TCGCTTTGGTTTCATCCCCGTATTTCTCAAGAAAGACATCATACACACGTTCTCCGTTAAGGTCAAACCCACAGTTCTTACAACTTCCGTGGTCATCTGTAGCCATACTTTATTTTCCCATCATTCTTCTAGTCCTTCCCACCATTCAAGCTCTTCGGTCAGCCGTATGATCTCGTCTGTGTCCAGGAGGCCTGTCTGAACCAGGGATTGTACCACAGCGTAGGGTGTTAGGTCAAGCATCTCCACTAGACACTCAAGCCCGAAGTCCTCCGCGAGAACATTGATCTTACTTTCTAGGTCAAACACTTCCGTACTCCCTACTTAGTTCTTTCATGGAAACCCATTGGTGGCTGTAAACGCCGTCCTCGATCTCACGTTTGATTACAACACCTGACCGCCACTCACGATTGGCCTGTCCTGCCCAAGCCTCTTCTTTTCCCTTGAAGCAGCCAACCACATGCCCGATAATTGGATTAGGGAGTGTAGCCCCTTGATAGTAATAATCGTATTTATGGCTATGGCCGACACTAACAGAGCATCCAACGTGGGATAGAAGAGAATAAGCATGATGCTTACCTGAGATAGCACGACCATAATTCCCAGCAGACACAAAATGGCCGTAAATGATACCACCATAGTCAACGAGTGCGGGCGCGGAATTAACGTATTCGTGGTAGTCGTCGAACCATTTGTCTGTTTGAAGATGGCCGAAGGATACCCCGTATTTCTGTCCCTCAAGTCGTGGATCATGGGCGATAGCCTTTTTGATTCTATGCTCATGGTTTCCTTCAAACCCAATCCAATATGGCCGCTTTCGCTTGTTTTTCTTGAAAGGCTTCCTAAGGCGCTCCTGAGCATCGTTATAGGATTCAATATCCGCTTCATAAGACTGACTCACGATGGCTTGAGGGTAACGAGTATCGTAGCTGTTGAGACTACACATATCAGCACCATCCCCCAAGTCAACTACATAGTCCGGTCGGATGTCGTAGAGTAGTCCTGCCAGCCAATCAAACCGCTCGTTGGAAGCCTCTGGTTTAGCGTGGGCGCAACTAAATACTACTGCTGTTTTACCCATTTTTAATACCCCTTAGCTCCAAAGTTTTAACCCAAAGGTTACTAAACCCCCCTTGATACTCTACAAAGACAACCAGATACTTTTGACCGTCAACCTCCACAACCTGTCCCTCCTCAATCATCGTATGTTACCTCCAAAGGTTCAATATTCACATCAAAGTATTTCTTTACCTCGTAGGCATCATCAAAGCTAGGATACCAGTAGTTGACAAAACCAATCTCACCATCTTCCTCGATACGACACACAAGCATTGCTTCAGCATCAGGTGGGATACCAGCAGCCCAGAGTTCTTCTTCTGGGATTTCATCTCTGTGGATTGGACCTTCGACAATACCCCATATTTTTGTAGTCCTCACATTGGGTTCAGGTGACCCTTTCCTACGGAGGAGTCTCTTGATCCAATTAATCATTCCCTGCCTTTCTCGTAACCTTGTTCCGGGTCCATTCCGAGGTCTCTGATCTTCCAGTAAAGCTCGTGTTTGAGTTTATCTTGATTCATTTATCCAATCCTCAGGTATATACTTATCAGCATACTTAAACCCGTGCCTATCACACCAATCAGCATATGTGGTTGATGAGTTTTTATTCAAGGGGTTCTGACTATTGCTGAAAACAAACCTAATGTCTAGTTCCGGGTGTTGCTGTTTAATCAGAAGGTGCTTACTACGGTCTGCTGGCTTAAAGTAACCCTTGGTCTCTACAATAATACCGTTGGGCAACTCAAAGTCAAAGAGATATGTAGAAGGCTTCTTCTGATACTTGATCTTGGTCTGTTCGTATTCGTAGGTAACACCAGCATCCTCTAACTGTTTGGCTACCTCATACTCTAGTCCGCTCCTGAAGTCACTACGTTTCATTTGGTGGTTCCCACATCTCCCCTTCAAGCCTACGCAACCAAAGCAACCTAGCGTTCTCTATTACCCTGTCTGCATCACCATCGTAGGCATCAACACAAGCCTTGTAAAGCTCTTGCTCTGTCTTACAATGCTTAAGCATCTTATCAGCAGTCTTCGGACCAACCCGATACAGGCCAATGATATTATCTACAGCATCACCTGTCAGGATTTGAGTGTAGAAGAACTTAAGTCCCTCGAAGGGTTCTACCGTTTTCCACTGCCCTGTGACAAAGTTAAAGTGCTTACAAGGAACCTGCATGAAGTCCTTATCAATACTGGCAATGATGGCATCAGACCCATAGTTGGTAGCAGCAATCGCTATTAGATCGTCCGCTTCCTCATCAACGCTAACAGTAGACGGGTGGTTGTCTTGTAGGTATTGCTTAACGTGGTCTAGGTGCTTGGGTCGTTCACTCTTACGATTGCCCTTATATTCTGCTGTCTTCGCTACCTCCTTGCGAAAGTTGGTTGGACCTGTGAGATATACGTGGTAGTCATCAGGACTGGGGAAAGGCATATCCAAAGTCTGTTCCCACGTATACTCAATCAGGTTGTTAGCGGTCCTCTCTGCGTCCTGTGGGCTACCATCTTGTGCAGAGAAAGCAGCCCTATAACAAATGATATCGCCGTCGATACTTAATTTCGGCATATACCTACCTCTCTAAAGCAGTGTGAATATGCCAGCCATATAGGTCAACCACCAGTATGTGCCAAAGAAAACCACAGCTACAATAACAGTAATAGCAGCATTCTGTTGATCCATCTCGATCTGACGGTATGTAGACCACAGTTGAGACAGGAGGACCAAGCTCAATAGGATTACTAGCCAAATGTTCATATCTACCAATCCGTCTCGTAAAGGGTTCCATTCTTCATGACTAGCTTAACGTCTTTAACATCAAAACCAGCCATCTCGGTTAGTGACATGAGATACCACATCCAGTCATACACATCAAGATCATCTACAGTTCGTTCCATAGACTTTGTATCTGTGTAATCCTCTGGAGTGGCTTCATCCCAGAAGTCAATCTCCGTCTTAACCTTCATTTAAGCTGCACCCTCCATATCAAAGAGTTCGTCATTCGGGTCAGGCTCGTTGCTCATCTCGTAGGGAACATGCTCAGTCACGCCAACATTCTTCAGACGAACACCAGCACCATTGCTGTAGGTCTCGAACTGAACCATAGCTTTCGTGCCATTACCGAGAGGGCCATCTTCCTCGAAGTTCCACCAACGCTTGTTCTCTTTACCTTCAGTCAGATTAACTACACCCGGCGCACCACCGTAGTTTACTTCTACAGTCCCATTCTTATTCTCAAAGGTCTTGATGTTGTCAGGGACAGGACGCTTGAGGTTGATATACTTACCGATACCAAATTCCTCATTTCCTTCCTTGATACGGTCAGAGTTCATCGGGTGGAGATCAAGGCCACCAGCTACAAGCTCTTGAATCTGATCCTTAGAGGTAAAGTAAGCATTAACAGTGTACTGACCACCTTTCTGGTGAACCGCCTGAGCAGCGCGGGGTCCATCAGGATCACCCATGTCAGCGTTCTCAGGGAAAACCTTGGCGTATTCCAGAACCATTTCCATCGTGTATTTAGGCATATGCTTTATCTCCTTGCGTTAGCCTTGTATAATACTATTGGCACCCATTCTTGCACTTGTAACACAAAAACTGTATATAGCGAATCAGTGTTGCTAGAAAGACTCACTAGTGTACTGCTGCATAAGAGTCACCATACTGCTCCTCTACCTCAATCGTTACGTTCAACTTTAGCACTTCATTCACCTTAGCCATTGCTTCATGTAGTATCTCACTTACACGTTCTTCATCCCCTTTCTTGACCGCAAAGAGTATCTCGTCATGGTACTGCATACTAATCGTCAGGCCCATCCTACGACAGAACATAACCCACATATCAAACACGTAGACGCCCGTTGATTGGTTTGTAGTTGACCAGCGGTCCTTGTCGTAGCGCAGGTTATGGTAGAAGCCGCTGACACCGTTTTTAAGCCACATAGAACCATCCTTGAGTGTCTTAACGTATTGTTGCTTGGCTACCTTCTTCACAGACCAATTGCGGTCCCAGTAAGCGTCTATGAGTGCCTTAGCCTCCTTTTCTCTCATACCAGTCTCACGAGCCAGTTTAGGCGCTCCTACACCATAGACTGCGCTGTATGTCACAACCTTTGCTTTCTTACGAATTGAG